ATTTTCTCCATGGTCTCCATAAACATTCTCGTTGTTCTGGGATGTCGTTGATGGGGTGATGCTGGTACTGTTGATCGACCATTTTGATTCATTTTCATTTTCAGTTTCATTGTATTCATTTCTCCGTTGCATATTGTATGAATTTTCTCCATGGTCTCCATAAACATTCTCGTTGTTCTGGGATGTCGTTGATGGGGTGATGCTGGTACTGTTGATCGTTGCGTCGATCGACCATTTTGATGCTTCCTCAGCTTTCTTAACTTCCTTAGCTTCCTTAATAATATCATCTATAATAATATTATGGTGTTCCATAAATGAAGACCACCATTCTTCGTTCTGTTTAATAATAATTTTAATAATAATTGAATTCGAATCAGTACTATTGAAATTAAAATTCTCAGCAATAAAGAAGGCGATACTAATAATAGCATCTTTAAAAAAAACTAATACCCATTTAGTAACTTGGATTTCATTAGATGAATCAGCATCTAAAATATCTCTTTTATCTATTAGATAAGTTTCATATTTTTTATTATTATATTTAAATAAAAAATTTTTTGGTTTCGCTTTTTCGAATTTATCGTCAAAATCTTTCCGACTCAGCGGCTTTGGAATAGTATAAACATTGTCAATATCTTCGTCCTTTACCCATTTAAGAAATTTGAGAAGGTCATCAGGATTTGAACCATTTATAGGTAGAGTAGCAACTCCACCTCGTTGTTTTCCTCTTTTTCTCAAAAGAACAAGACATCTTTTTCTTGCTTTATTAGTTTTTCTTGCTTTATTAGTTTTTCTTGCTTTATTAGTTTTTCTTGCTTTAGATACTTTATTAATTCGATTAACCATTATTTATTATATATATAATAGAATAGATAATATATATATAATAAATTTAAAATAAATAATTTGTTTATTTTTTTATAGATTTAACTTTTAAAATTTCTGGCATCCCATTTTTCAATTTTTTACCAGAATATTTATATCCTTTTCTCAATCTACCTTTATTGCCACCAGTTTGAATAATACCTTTATGTTTTCTTATTTTTTTTGATTTTTTACCACCTGAATTAGTTTTAACTAAAAGTGCAACATTTTGTAATGGATTTAATAGAGCACTTGTATTGTAAGGATTTAATAGAGCACTTGTATTGTAAGGATTTAATAGAGCACTTGTATTGTAAGGATTTAATAGAGCAGATGTTTCAGGTTTATAAACAAATTTATCCTTATATTCATCACTACGAATATATTTTTTTTTTAAAAAAATCTCATTTTTTAAAAATTTTATTCCTTTTGGCGAATCCATTGTATATATATCAAAATCTAAAATTTGATTATCTTCATTTCTTAAAATTGGATTAGCTTTTTCAATTGCTTCCAAATCTTTTTTATATTTTTTGAAATCATTTTTTGATACTATATAAAAATGTTTATAATTTTCAGGAATATGAAATTTACTATCAGTATTTTCAAAAATAATATTATCTTTTTCATCATCAATTGTTGCTGGATATTTTTTATTGCCACTTGAAGACATATTTCTATTTATATAATTACTATAGATAAAAAAAAAAACTATGTTGTATATCCAGGTATAAGAGAAGGTAAAGAATTTTTAACAAAAAAGTCAGCAAATACAAGAGAAATAATAGCCATTAACTTCATTAAAATATTTAAAGCAGGTCCAGATGTATCTTTAAGAGGATCGCCGACTGTATCACCAGTAACAGCAGCTGAATGAGCAGCAGATCCTTTTCCTCCATAATTTCCTTTTTCAATATATTTTTTAGCATTGTCCCAAGCTCCTCCGGTATTTGAAGAAGAAATAGCCATTTGAACTCCAGAAATTAATGAGCCTGTTAATAATCCAGATAATGCTTTTATTCCAAATAAAAATCCAAATACAATTGGAGTAAAAATTACTAAAATCCCAGGTAGAATCATTTCTTTTAAAGATGCTTGTGTAGAAATTTCTACACATCTTTTATAATCAGGTTTTACATTTCCTTGCATAATACCTGGATTTTCTCTGAATTGTCTTCTAACCTCTTCTACCATTTCTTGAGCTGCTTTTCCAACTGATTTCATCGTCATAGCGGAAAATATATATGGAAGCATTGCACCAATCAACAATCCAAAGAAAGTAAATGAATCTAAAATATTAATTCCTTGATATCCTAATCCAGCTCGTGAAACAAATGCTCCAAAAAGAGCAAGAGAAACTAAAGCAGCAGAACCAATAGCAAATCCTTTACCAATAGCAGCAGTAGTATTTCCAGCTGCGTCTAATGCATCAGTTTTTGCTCTAACTGATTCATCAAAACCAACCATTTCAGCAATACCACCAGCATTATCTGAAATTGGACCATAAACATCAATTGTTAAACCAATTGTTAAAGTCGATAACATACCAAGGGCAGCAAGTGCAATTCCAAACATACTTGCTAATTGAAAACTAATTAAAATAGTAATAGCTAAAAAAATAACTGGTACTATGGTAGAAAAATTTCCAAGAGCTAATCCATAAATAATATTAACAGCAGCCCCTTTATCACAAACACTTGCTAACTCTCTAACCGGGTAATGACTATGACTAGTCATATACTCAGTAAAATAACCAATAATTAATCCAGACCATAAACCACATACAATTGAAATAAAAGCACCTGTATTAGTAGCTTTGTGCGAACACCAGGATGGCATATCATCATCCCAAATAAAATTTGAATCTGTGATATTATCAGATAATTCAACACAAAATTTTGATGGTAAAAATAAATACGAAATCATCGCAATTAAAGGTGTTGTTAATAATGTTGACATAATTAATTGAATTTTTAATGATTTTTCAATATCTGCTTCTTTTTTTACTTTATAAAAAATTGGTATTAAAGCAGTCAAAAATCCACTAAATATTCCGACACTTGTAATTAATAATGGAAATAATAACGAACCCCAATATTTATTCAAATCTGGACTCATAGAAGCAATGACTAAAGCAGCACAAGTTGCCTCAGCAAATGAACCAAAAAGGTCAGCACCCATTCCAGCGACATCACCTACATTATCTCCAACATTATCAGCAATTACTGCTGGATTTCTTGGATCATCTTCTGGAATTCCTTGTTCAACTTTACCAACCAAATCAGCACCAACATCTGCCGCTTTAGTATAAATTCCTCCACCAACACGACCAAATAATGCGATAGATGAACCACCTAAACCATATCCAGCAATACATTCAAATAAAGCTTGTCCATTTCCTAGAACAGTTAAATCCCAATACAAATGATACAAATTAATTATTACATACAAAATTAATAAACCAAGAGAACAAAGACAAAATCCCATAACTGCTCCACCACTAAAAGCAGTATTAAATGCCGCTCCCCATCCACGTGTAGCACTAATAGTTGTTCGTGCGTTTGTATAAACTGCGATTCTCATTCCAATATATCCAGATAACATAGAAGTAAGACCACCAACAACAAAAGAACCTGCGGTTAATCCTCCACGGATCCAACATGAACCATCTGTGGATTGAAGAATACCATCAATAATTTTAGATTTACCACAATTTCCAGCACTTCCAACTAAAATAGTAATTATTCCAGCAAACAAAATAATAAATATATACATGTATTTGAATTCTTCTTTTAAAAATGCAGCAGCACCTTCCGAAATTGCTTCATATACATTAATCAATTTTTCTCTATCCCATCTTTGATTTTCTAATAATTCAAAAGAATGTCCATATTCATAAATTTTAATTTTTCGGATTTTTAAATACTGATATAAAGCAAATAAAAGTCCAAGAATACCAGAAGTACAAATTAATATAGTAATATATTTGTCACCAAGTATTGGTGCAATAGGAGAATAATCAGTAGAGTTCATTTTTAATATTTATATTTTAATATCTTTAATCCATTTTAATCAATTTTTAATTTAATTTTATATAATTAAATTAAAAATATTTAACTATTATGTTCTAATTCATTTCATTATTTAACTTCATTAAATATAAAACTTGATATCTTTTTTTAGAACCATTCCAATATTGTTTATTATGTTGATGTAAATATTCTTTAATTTCTTTTACACTATTATTCATCAATCGATTATATGTTTCATAATTTTTTTGAAAATCTGCTTCATCAGTACTCATTTCCATTAATTTTGCGTAAATTTTTTTTTTAATAATTCTTTATTTTAATTTAGTTGGAGTTAGAGTTGGATTCATTTCAAGTTAGATACTAATAATTTATAGTATTAAAAAATCTTTAAATCTATTTTTTAATAAAACAATATACAGAATATAATTTTTTATTATTCTTCATTTCAATAAATTTTTTAGGTATTTTATCAAAATTATTTTTATTAAAATATTTCTTAAATAAATTCATATCAATTTGATACTTATTATTCCAATTTTCCATACGATGATCATCTATCTTTAATAAAAATATACCATTTTTATTTAACAAATTATAAACTGATTTAATATATTTTTTCTGCATATGTTTATTAAATTTATAATATCCCAATACCCCAAAAGAAAAAATTATATCAAAAAATTTTTTTTTTTCTGGATAGTTTTTTAAAGCCTTAGTTAAATCTGTTTCTAAGTAACCATTTTTAATGGAAAAAATGTTTGAAATATGATATTTACTTTTTATATCTAATATCCAATAATTAATTTTCTTATTAAACATGTAATAATCAAATATATTATAAATATCTCCACCAATATTTAAAATTTTACAATTTGTGTTAACTTGATTTCCAATAATTTTATAATATTTATTTAATAAAATTCTATCAGGTAATGACCACATTATTATATACATAATTGAAATAATGATAAATATTCCTAAAATATATGTTATAATCATTTATTGTTACGCAATATATAAATTTATTATTAATAAGCCGTTCTAACCGTTCTAGCCCAATTCTCTTCTATTATTTCAATAATTTTTGGAATATTAATTTTAAAATGCTTATCACGATTTTTATAAATATTTTTTCTATCTATATCTCGTATATCGTCATTCTCATATTGATAAATATTTATGTCAGATCTTTCTAAATATTTTTGATATATAACAGGAAAATCATAAATAAAAGAAAAACCTTTAGGATTTATCATTAAACATAATGATTTTGAAGGAATAAAAAATGAAGATATTATACCAGCTCCATGCGGTGAAATAAATAAAGATACATTATTTAATAAATCTAATTCGTCTTTTAAATTAAATTTCTCAAATTTAATTAATTCAACATTATTAAATCGCGAATTTAATATATTTACCAATTGACTTTCATTTCTAACTCTACGATGTTTAGCATTTTTTCTAGATAAAATTACAATTTTATCTGGATTTTTATTTTCTTCAATATTATAAAATTTAAAATATATTTTTTTAATTAATTGAACAAATTTTTTATTTATCGATTCATCAATCATTTCATGATTTTCATATTTATGCCAATTTGAAAAAGAAATTGATTTCCCTAGTCCTAATGTACTAATAACAACATCAGTAAATAATGTTTTATCTGGATAATAAGATAAAAATTTAACTTCATGTTGTGTATATGGTAAAAAATATTCACGATGTTTATTAATAATTGTTTGTTGTTTATTACTTTCTTCATGTGATCTTAAAAAAATAATATAATTATCACGATTAATATTCATAGTAGAGTTTTTTAAAATCTGTTGATCAATAAATATCATTTTAATTATAGGAATTAAATTATCTATAAAAAAATGTCCTATATTATCTAATGACATAGATTTATATAAATAAACTTTTTTAGAAATAGTATTTCTTGGTTGGATATCTCTTGAATTTTTTTCAAAAAGAATTTTACAATCATTTGGGAAAATTAATCCATTATTATATAAAAATTCCTCATTAATTATATTTTGATCACCATATCTGTTTTTTTTCTTTGTTTTTTGTATTTTATTATACAAAATATTTTTACAATTATAAATATTTATGGGATTTCTTCTAATTTCATATGGAATACTTCTAGAATCTAATGTATTTAAACTTGATAGATAAGTCATTTATATTTATTTACTCTATATAAAATTATATAGTAAATAAACACTATAGAAGTTCCATTAAAAAATATACATGGAAAAGTTGTTTGTAAATCTAATTCAATTGATAAAAAATTTGGTTAGTGTAATATAAACGGTCAAATTATGAAGAGACGAAATATAAAATAATAAAATTAGAAAAATCTCCGCAATATCAATTTTTATGTTAAAATCAAAATTATTATAAAAAATATATGAATGTGCAGGCTAGAACTGTTATCGAAGATGATAAATATGTTTTATAAAAATCAAGATAAATTAATTAATATTAATATTTAACATTTTACAAAATTCAGGGACTTCACGAGAAAGGTCACTTGAATGTATTACATGATTATGAGATACTCCTCTTTTTAAAGGCATAATTCTTTGATTAGGATTAGGTAATTT